AAAACTACTGGTATTAAAATGCGTGGTACAGGCGCTGCTACTAAAGGCGTAATGTCTAGAGGGCCGATGGCATAATGAATTACGCTGCACTTGTTGCCGCTATTGAGGCATACGCTGAAAACTACGACACTGGAACAGGTGGATTCGTAGAGAATATCCCTGTGTTTGTAAAACAAGCAGAGCAGCGTATCTACAATACGGTTCAGTTACCATCACTACGCAAGAATGTAACAGGTATAACATCGCCGGCAAATAAATACTTATCCTGCCCAGATGACTACCTAGCCACATACTCTATAGCTGTTATTGAGAACTATGGCTTGGCTACAGAAACATATACATACCTTTTAAACAAAGATGTAAACTTTATTCGTGAAGCTTATCCAAGCCCAAATGATACTGGACTACCATCATATTATGCGTTGTTTGGACCACAATATAGCGCACCTACAGAGTTAAGTTTTATTCTAGGTCCAACTCCAAATGCCGCATATAGAATGGAATTACATTATTTCTACTACCCTCAATCTATTGTTACCGCTGGGACTACTTGGCTTGGTGATAATTTTGATACTGTTCTTTTATACGGATCTTTATTAGAGGCCGCTTCTTATATGAAATCAGATGCAGAAACTATCGCTTTCTACAAAGACCGCTATGGTGAGGCATTAGCTCTCTTAACTAGATTGGGTAACGGACTTGAGCGTGGTGATGCATACCGTGATGGTCAAACTAAACTGAATACAAACCTTAAAGGGAATGTCGTAGCATGACCATAGTCCAAGGACAAACTACGAGGTTCAAGACTGATGCTCTCAGTGGATTGGTTAATTTTAATACTGGAACTTCTTATACTTACAAAATTGCTTTGTATACTGCAAACGCTGATTTAAATAACTCAACGGCTGTATACACTACTGTAGGCGAGATTACAGGTACAGGATATACCGCAGGCGGGAAGATTCTAACTGTATCAAATACACCCACCGGAGATACTTCAAACAATGTGGCTTATATATCGTTTGCGCCGGTAACTTGGACGGGCGCATCCTTTACTTGTAGGGGCGCATTGATTTACAATAGTACAACAACTGCAACAGTGGCAGTATTGAATTTTGGCTCAGATAAAACAACAACAGGTACGTTTACAATTACGTTCCCAACACCAACATCAACAACCGCAGTAATAACTATTTCTTAGGATACTATGTTAGTTACAACAACAAAAGGCGAAATGGATGATTCCCTTCTTGAGAAAAAAGAAGGTTCAGTAGATAATGATGTTGAATACACAACTTGGACAGAGTATTGGCTAGATGGTGAACTAGTCCATCGCTCTGCTCATGTAAGTCTTAAAACTTCACCATTTACCGATCTAGTCGGGGCAACTTTAGGATAAACTATGGCAAATACTCAATCAATGTGTACTTCGTTTTTGGGTGAGCTTTTAAGCGCAACCCATAACTTTAGTTCAGCTAACCCAGCGCAAACTGCAAGTACAGCAAATACATTTAAAGCGGCGTTATATCTAGCTTCTGCTACGCTTAATGCTTCTACTACTGCGTATAGCGCAACTGGTGAAGTAACAGGTACAGGATATACGGCTGGTGGTGTAACGGTTACGGGCGCAACTAATCCCGCATCGACAAACTCATCTACAACGGCTGGCGTAGGGTATTGGACACCATCTGCAAGTATCACTTACACGACAGTAACATTGTCTACTGCGTTTGACACCATGTTGTTATATAACTCAACCCAATCCAATAAGGCGGTTGCGGTGTATACCTTTGGTTCACAGACAATTACTGCCGGTAACTTTACTTTAACAATGCCATCAAATACTACAACAACCGCTTTAGTACGCCTATCGACAACTTAAGGTGATGTATGGCTCTAGGCTGGGGTAATAATGCGTGGGGCGATAATGGTTGGGGTGGAACGCTTGCATTAACAGGTGTTGCTGGCACAGGGGCTGTAGGTACTGAAGTAGCAAATCCGCAGATACCCCTGACCGGATTAAACGCATCTGGAGCAGTAGGAACAGTAACAAACGGTGGCATAACAGTAGCATTAAGTGGTGTAGGTGCAAGTGGAGATACTGGTACATTAACTACAGCAAAGTCATTTGCCATTACAGGCGTAGTTGGTTCAGGTTTAGTAGGTACGGTAACAAATGGTGGGTTTAGTGTAGCGTTGACAGGGGTTAACGGTAACGGCTTAGTAGGAACAGTAGTAGCAAGTACGGCTGAGAATGAAGACGGCACATTTGCTAGTGGTTTTGTAGGGACTGCGGTACCAACATTAAGTGTTGTATTAGCCGGAGTAAGTGCTAGTGGTTTAGTTGGAACAGTAGTTCCCGGAAAATCAGCAGTATTAAGTGGTGTTTTAGGCTCTGGAGCAGTAGGCACGGTAACTGGTGGTAAGTCTGTATTTATAGACGGAGTTTCTGCAAATGGTAATGTTGGTTCTGTAACGGCTGGAAAAGAAGCAGCCTTAACTGGAGTAACTGGAAGAGGATTAGTAGGAACAGTAGTTGCAAATAATTCTCCAGCCTTAACAGGTGTAGAGGCAAGTGGCTTAGTAGGTGTTGAGACTGATAATATCTCAATAGCATTAACTGGTGTTAATGCATCAGGTTTAGTTGGAATTATATTCCCCGGACAGACGATAACAGGTGTTGCTGGACGAGGTGCGGTAGGAACGGTAACGAATGGCGGAATAACAGTAGCGTTAACAGGTGTTAATGCGGTAGGAAAAACAGGCGATTTAGGGTATTATTATTGGAGTGTAATTATTGATGATCAGACGGCTAATTGGGCACAGATTAACAATGCGAATACTCCAAGCTGGGCAGATATTAATAATGCAGAAACTGCTAACTGGGAAGAAATAGTAACATTTTAAGGAATAATTATGGCATCCACATATTCAGCACTAAAAATAGAGTTAATAGCTACAGGTGAACAATCTGGAACATGGGGCGCAACAACTAACGTAAACCTAGGCGATGCCGCTTTAGGGGAAGCAATAACAGGTTCAGCGGACGTAGCGTTCACAGGTGCGGATGTAACCATAACCCTAACAGACACTAATACTACACAATCAGCCCGTAACTTACGCCTTAACCTAACAGGTACATCTGGCGGTGCAAGGAACTTAATACTTGGTTCAGGATGCCAGATTGAGAAACTCTACCTCGTAAATAACGGTCTAGCGGATGCAGTAACGGTTAAGAACACAACAGGAACAGGGATTGCCGTAGCTGCTGGTAAGACGATGTTTGTCTATAACAACGGTACGAACGTAGTAGAGGCGGTGAATTATGCGAGTTCAATCTCTACAGGCGCAATTACAGCTACATCCATTACCAACTCAGGACTCACAAGCGGACGAGTAGTCTACTCCACAACAGGCGGACTAGAAACGGACTCAGCCAACCTTTTATACTCAGGTACTGACTTAACTGTTTATGGAATAAGAGTTGGGCGTGGAAATGCTGCGGCTTCTAATAACACCGTAGTAGGCGCTAGTGGATTGGCAAGTATTACAAGTGGAAATAACAACTTGGCTCTTGGTAATTACGCTATGTATTTAACTACATCAGGTTCTTACAATACTGCTGTTGGTTCACAAGATGCTGGAACATATGGCGCTTTATTTACCAATAGTTCAGGTAGTTCTAATACGGCTATAGGGACTGCGGCATTAGCATTAAACACTACTGCATCTAATAACACAGCAGTTGGTTATCAAGCAGGATATAGCAATACAACTGGGACAGGACACGCATATTTTGGCTACCAAGCGGGGTATAGCACTACAACTGCTGGTTCAAATACAGCAATGGGCTATCAAGCCTTGTATACAAATACAACAGGGCAACTAGCAACTGCCATAGGTTATCAAGCCTTAAGAAATAATAATTCTGATACATACTGTACTGCAATTGGGGCAAGGACATTAAGTTCAAACACAACTGGAACTAGCAACTTTGCTGGCGGTGATTTGGCTTTAAATACAAATACTACTGGAAGTTATAATGTTGCTGTTGGTTCTAATTCGCTTGTTTCAAACAGCACAGCCTCTTACAACGTAGCCATAGGTTATCAGGCGTTAACAGCAAACACCACCGCATCTAACAACACAGCAGTGGGTTATCAAGCAGGGTATTCAACTACAACAGGTACAGTAAATACATTTGTTGGCGTACAAGCAGGATATACAAGCACAACAGGCGCAGGACTTACTTATATTGGCTACCAAGCAGGGTATGGAACAACTACTGGAACGGATAACGTAGGTGTTGGTTATGGAGCGTTAAAAGCCAATACAACAGGGTATTCACAAGTTGCTGTAGGTTTAAATGCGTTAAACAGTAACACTACTGGTACATTCAACGTAGCAGTTGGGCGTGATGCGCTTCTTGCAAACACAACAGGAAATCAAAACGTAGCAATAGGATTACAAGCCCTTCAAACAAACACCACCGAATCTTACAACACAGCCGTAGGTTATCAATCTTTATATACAAACACTACAGGTGGAACACAAAATACAGCCGTTGGTGGTTTAGCATTAAAAGCAAATACTTCGGGTGGATACAATAC